ATAAAAGAAATAGCATAAGCTAAGGACGCTTTTCAAGCTATAACAAATGAAAACTTAACACGTGAAGAACGTGGTAAATTAATTGACCAAGTAAACGAAAAATACGGTACTACTTTACAGAATCTTGACGATGAAGCAGCAATGGCTAACCAATTATCAGGTGCTTATGATTTAGTAGTTAAAAGTATTAAGAATAAAATAAAACAGCAACAAGCAAGTGAAGAACGTATAGCTTTTATTGAAGACGAAATTGCATTAGAGAAACAATTGCAAGAGGAAATGGGTAACAATTTAGATATACAAACTAATCTAAATAACGTACAAGCACAAATAGGAATACAGACTAGACTGTTAAATAGTGAGTATGAAAAATTAACAGGAAACTTTGATACGAATACAAGAAGTGGACGTAGAGGAGCAGAACGTGCATTAAAGAATAGCGAAAGTTATCAAGCATTAAAAACTAAAGTAGATGGATTAAATTCAACTTTTAATAAATACAATGACGCATTAGTAATTTCGCAAAAAGGACAAAAGAAAGCAACAGATGAAATTGAGAGAAATAAAGTAGTAGTAGTAAATAACACAAAAGAAACCAAGAAAAATACTACAGCAACTGTAGATAACAATAAAGTAAAAGAAGACACTAGAACTGCATATCAAAAAATGCAAGATGCAGTAAGCAAAGCGTCAGATGTAGTAAGAGATTTAATTATACAGGAAAAGCAAGGTAAAGATGTTTCGGAAAAATTAAAGAAAGCTAAACAAGACCTGAAAGATAAAACTGCAGAACTTACAGATGTAAACGAAACCTACAAAGCAAGTACAGAAGAAACTGTTACTGAACTTGACAAAGAGTTGAAAAAACTCCAAGATATTGAAGCAGAAAATGAAAAGCTAATTAAAATATGGAGTCAGACTGCAGGTGGACAAGAACAAGTAGCTAAAGCACAAGGCAATATATACCAAAGTGAAATTGACCAGATTATAGCAAGAGGTATGGCAGGTGAAGAATTGCAACAAGATGATTTGGATAGGATAGATGAATTGCAAGGAAAAATAGCAGAATTAAATACTACTGCAAAAGAATCTATGTGGGCAGATGAATTATTTGGTGAAGGTACAGCACAAAGAATAAAGACAACGTTATCGTTAATGAATAACGCAATGGGTATAATGGAAGCACAAGACCAATTAGCACAGGTTAAGCACCAAAACGAAATGAATCGTGTAGAGGAAGACAGGCAAACTGCTATTACAAATTTTGAGGAGTCAGCAGAATTTGAAACTTTAACTGAGGAAGAAAAAGCAGACAAACTTTTAGAAATTAATGAAACGTTTGACGGTAAAATTGATGATTTAAAAAGAGCAGAATTTGAAAGAAGTAAAAAAAGACAAATAGCAGAAGCAATAATAGCAGGAGCAATGGCAGTAATGAGAATTGCAGCCGATGTACCTAAAGCCGATTTTGGAATCACTACAGCAGCGTTGATAGGAGCGCAAATTGTAATGACAGGTATGCAAGTTGCAGCAATTAGTGCAACTGAATACGCAGGAGCATTAGGTGGAATGATACCTAAACCTAACCAACAAATAGGTAGCAACCATATAGCTAAAAAATATGCAAGAGGTGGAATGGTAGTAGGAAAATCACACGAGCAAGGTGGAGAAAAATTTGCAGTAGGTGGACGTGTAATGGAACTTGAAGGAGGTGAAGCAGTAATCAATAAACGTAGTACGTCAATGTTTAGAAGTCAACTATCAGAAATGAACGCAGCAGGAGGTGGAGTAAGATTTGCAAACGGTGGAATGGTATTACAAAACCAAATAAGAAAAGACGCAGAACTTAAAAACTCATTAAGTAGTAAAGACGTAAGTAATCTTGCAATGTTAATTAATTCTCAAAAAGTAAGAGTAACTGAAACAGATATAACTACTACTCAAAAGAACGTAAGTGCAGTAGAGAGTAGAGTAAGTTTTTAATAATTTAAAATAAAAGATATGTTTAATAATTTTTTCGTTACAAATGACATACAAAAGGAACGTATGCAAATATGTAACACGTGTGAACACAAAAAAGACAAATGGTTATGGATATTTGATGAAGAAAGTTGCACCTTATGTAAATGTTCTATACCTAAAAAAACTAAATTAAAAAATAGCAAATGTCCGATAAAGAAATGGTAGACGTAGCGAAAGCTATGACCAAAATAGAACAGGAGCAAATATTTGATACGTTTAATAAAAATGCTGAATATTTTTCTGCTAACAATAAACACCACTCAAAATATATTAGCAAATTATTTGAATATTTTAATAATAATTTTGTATTATTGCAAAAATTTGAAGAAGAAGACAAAAATTGTGAGGAGTGTGTAGCAATGATTATCAAATTTTGGTCAACTGTTATATATGATATATGGCAAAAAGAAATAGTTTAGAAAACGTAAATTCGTTTTGTGAAATATTATCAGAACAAATTTCAACACGTTTTGGTAACTACCCAACTATTAAAGATATTATATATCATCTGTCAGAACGTGGACTTATTCGTCCAATAACTTTAAGGAACTATTTAATAATTGACAAGTTTTATAAAAAACTAAGAATCAATGACGGTCATATTACGCATACTGTAATGGATATGTCAATTGAATTTAATTTAAGTGAAAGGCAAGTACAAACTATTATATATGATTATCAAAAAAAATTTAAAAAAGATGAAAATATATTAAATCGTAGAAACTGCGTAAGATAAATAAACCGAAATTTTAATTTTGTAAAAAATATTATACTATGAAAGAAATTTTTATTTACGATATGATAGGCAGTATGGGTGTAGACTCAATGTCTATTATTGAGCAATTAGAAGGAAAAGAAGAAGTAAACGTTAGAATAAACTCAGTAGGTGGAGATGTGTTTGAAGGTATAGCAATATATAACGCATTAAAGAAACACGAAGGAAAAGTTAACGTAACAATAGAAGGAATAGCAGCGTCAATGGCATCAGTAATTATGTTAGCAGGTGACCATATAGACGCAAGTGAAAACTCACTAATAATGATACACAACCCAAGCGTAGGAATACAGGGTGAAAGCAAAGATTTAACTAGCAAAGCAGAACTTTTAGACAAAATAAAAGAGCAAATGTTAGCAGTATATGGAGAAAAAACAGGTAAAGACGCAGATGAAATTTCTGCAATGATGGATAAAGAAACTTGGCTAACAGCAACAGAAGCACAAGAAATTGGACTTGTAGATTCAGTAAGTGATAAAGTAGAAGTTGCTGCACATTTTGACATATCTAATTTTAATTCGCCTGAGTGGGTAAAAGAAAAATACAATAACAATAATAACAACGAAACAGAAATAACAATGAAAAAATTACACGAAATGTTAGAGTCGCTAAAAGCGTCAGTAACAAAATTCAAAGAAGAAAAAACTGTTGACGTTAATATTATAGATGATGAAAGTATCAAAAATCAAATAGTGGACTTCACGCAAGAGTTAAACGTAGCTAAAGAAGAAAACGAATCTATAGTTAACGAAGTAACAGAATTAAAGGGTATGATTATTACTTATGAAGAAACTATCAAAGCACAAGAAGAAAAAGTAGCTGAGTTAGAATCTGAAATTAGTAAAACTAATGCAACACCAACTACTGAAGAAGTAGAGCCAATTGCAGACCCTGTAGTAACAGAAGAAACTACAATGGAAAAGTCAGCGTTTGATGGAATAGCAGATATGTTAAAAGGTGATTCTGCTTTTCAATTTACAAAAGATAATAAATAATTTAATTAATAACACTAACCAAAAAAAATAAGAAATGGCAAATTTAATTACACACGGTCTGTCTTATTCTAAAGAAGATGCACAAAAATATTTTATGCAACCTCTATTTGTAGGTAATTCTGCAATGGACTACTTTGAAATAATGACAGGAGTAAAGTCTAATCAAAAGTTAGACAAATTCGCAACGTTGGATAAAATAACGATTGCAGAATCTACAGGCTTTACAGCTAACGCACAAACTGTAGCATATACTCAAAGAAGTATATCTGTAGCTAGAATGGAAGCTGAGATAGAGCAGTCAGGTGATGGATTCTTTAACACTATTAAAGGAGAATTGTTAAGACTTGGCTTAAACAAAGATGATATTTCAGGTACAGTATTACAGCAAATCATTGCTGATATATTTATGAGAGGTATTAAGAGAGATTTAGAAAGACAAATATGGTTCGGTAACACATCAGCAGCAGGTGCAGGAGCAGCTAACTATTCTGCTTACGATGGATTACTTGTAGCATTAGCAGGACTACCTGCAGGACAAAAATTAGACATTCCTACAACACTTGTAACAACTGCAGGTTCAGAAACTTCTGTAGTAGAGTTTCAAGCGATGATAGATGCAATGCCTAGTGAAGGATTAGAAAATAGAGCAGACCTTTGTTTATTTGCTTCACGTTCACTTTGTGATAACTATAGAACTGCATTAAGACAAGGAGGTACTGAAGGTGCTTACGTTTCTATGCAAAATGGAACTCCAAATTTATCGTTTCAAGGTATTCCTATCGTAGAAATGGGATTATGGGATTCTGTAATCGCAGCAGACGGTGGTACAGGTTCTACGTTAACTCCACCTGCACTTAACACTACAGGGGGTAACGACTTTCACGGTCACTTAGCAGTATTAACTGTTAAAAACAATCTTGTTGTGGCTACTGATTATGATTCAGTAAGTGGAGCAGATATGTGGTATAACAAAGATGAAAAAATGAATAGATTTAGAATGGAGTATGTTGTAGGTGTTAACTACAAGAACGATGAGTTAACAGTAACAGCAAATTCAGGAGCATAATAAATTAGTAATAACACTTTAAAAAAATAGAAAAATGGGAGTATTAACATCAGGACACGCTATTCTTTGCGAGGACAGAAATCGTAGAGGTGGTATAAAAAACATTTGGCTAGGTGAAGTTGCTAATGTATCAGGTACAACCCCTCACGCTACAAACCACGAGTACACAGGTATTGCAGGTTTGACAGGGTCATCAGGGACAAACTACAATGTATGGCAATTTCAATTTGATAGAGAGACTGCATATTTTACAGCTAATGCTACTCGTGAAAACGGTAGTACAATTGTAGAATGTGAAGTTGGATTCAATATACCTAAAATTACAAAAGCAGTTAATTTAAGACTAGAAGAATTAAAAGAAACTTGTGGATTATTTGCAATAGTTGAGACTTTTGCAGACACAGGTGCAGGTTCGCCACCTCCGACTTATAAATTTGTTATAGGTTATGACGAGGTGTTTTCACCTGACGCTTTCTTAGAGTTCTCTAGTGGAGAGCAATCTTCAGGTACAGGATTACAAGACCCTAATGAAACAGTTGTTAAGTTAAAAGGATTTATGGCAGAATACCCAAGAGAATATTCAGGTACGATAGCTTTAGATTCAAATGGTACAATAGCAGCAGCTTTAGGATATACTTTAACATAGTATAATATAGTTTTTAGTTTGAGAAAGGTAGGACGTTGGATAGTATTCCTGTCCTACCTTTTTTTAAATAACAAGATTCAAATATATGGGTTGTAATTGTGGTAATAACAAAAAAATTAGTAATTTAGCAAAAAAAATTAAAAAAATGGCAAAAAAGAAATACACTTATAAATATGTAGATGGTATTAATCGTACAACTTCTACAATTCGTTGGCAAGGAGTTATATATTATACTAAAGATATGACAATGGACAATATGGAAGCATTGTATAACGCAGGTTGTAGTGCAGTAGAAATAGATGAATCTTCAAAAGAATCAGATGCCAAGAAAAAAAGCGATAAATAAACCAAAAGGAGTAGTAGCATTTGATGTATTAAATCTAGTAACGCAACGTGATTATTTAGAAGAAAAGGATATAAGTAAACTGACGTATGACTATATACCATTTGGTCATAAAAGCAGTAATGATTTTCCACAGCACCTTGCAGACCTTAGAAGAAAATCGTCAACGCATAGAGCAATCTTAGCACAAAAAACTGTATTTACTACAGGAGCAGGATTCTTATGTGAGGATAAAAAAACATCAGATTACTTAGAATCAGTAAATGCCAATGATGAGCATTTTATGGTAGTATGGAAAAATTTAGTAGATGATTATTATACTTTTGGAAACGCATATTTAGAAATAGTACACTATCAAGGTGGAGTAGCGTTATATCATATAGACGCAACTAAAGTACGTATTAGTAAAGATAAGGAAAACATCATTATACATAATGAGTGGGATAAATATATTCAACGTAAAGAAGAAGCAAAAGTTTTACCGTTTTACCCAAACTTTATAAATACTGAAGGTGGCAAACGTAGTGCAATACAAATAAAGGATTATGAACCTGAGTTTACGTTTTATGGATTGCCTGACTACGTGGCATCGTTAGAATCAATTTCTGTAGATTATGAAATAGGTAGATGGAATAACACTAAATTTAAAAATCATTTTCAGCCAAGCAGTATCGTTGAAATAAATGGAGATATGTCAGATGAAGAAGCTGAGAATTTAGTACAGGAAGCTAGAACCAAATTTACAGGAGAAGGCAACAACGGTAAAATATTGTTCTTAGTTAAAAATGGTGATAGTTCTCCTGCTACTGTAACAAACATACAGGATAATAGTGATGGTAATTTTATGGAGTTACAATCAGTTACAAATCAAAATATAATTACTGCTCATAGATGGCAACCTGCATTATCTGGAATTGTAAGTGCAGGTAAATTAAATAATACAGGGTCAGAAATTAGAATAGCTTATGAAATGGTAATGAGTACAGTAGTAAAAGGAGTAGCTGAAACTATTATGAATCCAATAAAGAAAATTTTACAAGACAATAATTATAATTGTGATACGCTAGAGGTAAAATATAAACCACCGATTTCGTTTATGTCAGATATTGATATAACAACAGTATTAGAGATTAATGAATTGCGAGAAGTATTAGGTTATGAACCAAAAGACAATTATGATAAACTAAGTAACCAAAAAGAAGAAGAAGACAAAGAAGAAATAGCAGAAGAAGTAGTAGAGCAAGAAGTAGAACCAATTGAAGACGAGCAAGATGAATAGCATATCAGACGTTATAAACAAAGCATTGCAACTTTTGAATGAAACATACTCAGACTACCCACAAAGTGCAAGTAACAACGCTAAACGTGCTTTAAAATACAAAGAAGAAAACGGTAGTTCTTGTGGGACTAACGTGGGGTGGACAAGAGCTAATCAACTCGCAAATAGAAAACCACTTAGTAGAAGTACAATTGCAAGAATGGCATCGTTTAAAAGACATCAACAGCATAAAGACGTTCCGTATGATGAAGGTTGTGGAGGTATAATGTGGGACGCTTGGGGTGGAACAAGTGGAGTTAATTGGGCAATAAAGAAATTAAAACAAATAGATAATAAATAAAAAAAATAATAATGGCAAGTACAGTAAAAGCAGCAACTTTGACCACTACAATAACTGAACAGTTAACGCTTAATGGTCATACATACGGAAACACTATAACGTGTTCAATAGCTTCGCAAGGAGAAGTAGTACAAAGAATTATGAATATACCTGCAACAGAAACTAGCGTACTAGACTTAGGTTCTTCAACAGATGGGTTAGGAACAGTAGTAGGTGATTCATTAGCATATTTTAGAATAACAAATTTAGATGATACAAACCACGTATTTATTAATGTAGGTGTAGACCAAAGTGGAAGTACAGACGGTCAAGTAACTTTTAAATTAGGTGCAAAAAAGAGTTTGTTATTAATGAATAACCAAATAGCTATTGAAGCTGATGATGCAGGAGCATACGTTTTAGAAGACATATATCTAATAAAAGCAAAATGTTCAGCAGAAACTAACGTAGATATTGAATTTATAGCAATTACAGCATAATGACTTATAACAACGTAAATAATTTATCGGTACTTGTAACACCTAGTCAAGTAGTATCTTTTGCGTTTACGAATACAAGATTTGACCAAACGTTAATTTCTGATAGTATGATTAAGTTAGCAGAAATACAACACTTAGAGAAACCTCTAAGTAGACAATTTTATGAAGAACTTGTAACGGAACATCATAACGGTACACTAACTACAGCTAACAATACATTGTTAACCGATTATCTTTATCGTACTTTATCTTGGTTTGTTAAATTTGAAGTAATGAACGAAACAATGTATAACGTAACAAGCACAGGTGTAGTAATGAATATAGATGACTTTTCGCAAGGTGTTTCGCAAAAACAATTTGACCTTATGAAACAAGATGTATATAGAAAAGGTCAAGCATTTTTACAAGACACGTTAGACTTTGTAAGCAACTCAGCTAACATAAATAATTATCAAACATATAGAGATAATAGAAGTGACTCGTCAACGCATAATGACGGTACTGCAAATAAACATAATGGAATAATTTTTTACTAAAATATGAGTAATTTACATTCAGAACAAAAAGGTAACCAAGTACACAAGCCAAAGAAATTTGAGGACGCAGGAGCAACTTCAATTCTATACAAGGACGCTAATGGACGTGTAGCTTATATTCATCGTGATATTTCACATAGTAGCTTAATAACACCTGTAGCTGCAACGTTTGGTAATTTACATAACACTTATTTAAAACTATACAAGTTTAATAATAAGTGCATAACTGCATTATATTTTCAAGTTAGTGGACAAACTGCAGAATGGACAAAACCAACAGATTGTGATGACGCTTATAATATAAATTTAGACGGTGACGAAACTGTTTTAGAAATATCTACAGAAATAAAAAATTGGATTGACAGTAATTCTGATTATGGAACTGCAACGTTAACTGCAGAAAATACTGTAACTATAGTATATGAAAACAGGTCAGTAATAGATGTAAGTAAATCTTTGTTTAGTTTAACAAACACACCGACAAATCCGTCAAATGACAGTATTCTTATTTCAGACCAAAGTGATAGTGGACAACTAAAATTTCAGGAACTTAATGAAACTGTACAGGATATAGTAGGTAATATGTTTACAGGTAATACTGAAACTAACATAACTGCAACGTATCAAGACTCAGATGGAACTATAGATTTAGTAGCAACAGGTGGAGCAAGTGGAAACGCTTTTACAACTATTAACTGTCCATCAGGTACAGACCCTGTAGCAGATTCTTCTACTGACACCTTAAATTTAGTAGCAGGTACAGGTATAACAATATCAGGTAATAGTACAACTGACACAATTACTATTACAAACACAGCATCGTCAACTGACACAAATACGCAAATAATTAGTGAAACTTATAGATTTTTAACACAAGATTTAACACCATCAGCAGGTGAATATTATGGTTATAATTCAGGTAATCATAATAAAGATGGAAAAATAGAACAAGCGTTTGGTAGCAGTATGACTAATTTAACAACAAATTATGGATTGTGGAGTAGTTTATATATGAGACCGTTTCAAGCAGAAGACGGTGGCAATACTTATATATTTACAAAATGTGATAGTGCAATGTCAGGAAGTTCAGGAGCATCAGTAATTTTAGAAATATATAAATATTCGCCTTGTGGGTTAGAATCTAATTTTGGTTCAGCAACACGTGTAGCACACGCCACCCACTCGTTAGAAGGTAATACTGCAACAAAGTGTGTAGATTGGACTTTAGAATCAGAAGCAAATAGAACGTTAGCTAGTAGAGATATTTTAGTGTTAGCGTTAAGCGTATCTGAATCGTTAGAAGACTTAGATACAAGAGGATTGTTTAGTTTTGAGATAACAAGAACATAATAAAATGAATAAAATGTACGATATAGTAGATAGAGTATGCCCAACAACAATATTGTTGAACGTAAGTGCAATTGGAATAGGAATGAGTGAAGTAGAGCAAGGATTAAAAATTATATCGTACGCAGTAGCTATAGTTTGGACAATTCTAAAAATTAGAAACGAAATTAAAATCTATAATGAAAAACGTGATAAGTAAACTACTAAAGTGGTTGCTATCTATGTTAGAAGGAAAAATGATACTTAAAGCAGATTTGTTATTGCTAAGAAAAGTGTATTCTGATAAAAGTATTATGGGTGAATTGTATCTAAATAAACAATTTAATTCTTATACCTTAGAATTGCCAGACCTACAAAATCAAAGAAGCATAAGTTGTATTCCTGAAGGAACGTACAATTGTAGATTGAGATTACCTCGTGAATCAGCAAGTAGAAACTATATACATATATTAGTACAAGACGTACCAAATAGAGATTACATATTATTTCATCGTGGCAATAGTCCTAAAGATAGTAGAGGTTGTATTTTGTTAGGTAAGACTAGAAAAAACAATTGGGTAGGACAAAGTTCAATAGCAATGGCTGAATTAGTAGATGAAATGTTAGAAAATAAATTAAGCGAAAACATAACGTTAACTATAAAAAACGAACAAATAAACGAAGTTTAATTAAAATCAAATTAAAATGAAAGAATGGTTATTAATGACTATGTTACAGTCAAAAAAAGTGTGGTACACAATTGCAGCAATCGTAATACCACTTATTGCAAAAAGTTTAGATGTAGATGAAACTTCTGTATCTAATATATTTTGGGCATTAGTATCTTTAACAGGAGCGCAAGGTATAGCAGATATGGGTAAACACGCTAAGTAATGACTCACTACATTTTTCGTCCAAGATGGCACGAGAAAGTAGTAAAGCACATTAAAAAACTAAAGTCTCTACCGTTAGAATCTCAAATAGAATACTTAACACCTTTGTTAAGGGGTGATAAGAGACACGTTAAATTTGAAGAAAAAGGTGATACAGCAACGTTAGCAGTTGATAAGTCGTTGAGAATCAAAACCTTAGATGACCTTATTGTAGTAAGTGATATTGATTTAGAGCAATGGGACATAGAAAGATATAACGTAAACAAATGGGAGGTAGGGAGTACAATAGATGGAGAAATTATTGTAGAACCTTTGTTTCAAGTTAAGGCTTGGCTAAAGAAAAACAAATCTGCATATAGAACTAAAATTGTAAAACAGGAGTTAATGCGAGAATTAAAATCGTATGCTCCTGTTTATAGTTTTGGTAAACCACTAAAAGAAGGAACTGAAAACTTGTTAGAAGTAAATATTTTTGATTTACATTTTGGTAAACTTTGTTGGGGTGAAGAAACAGGAGACAATTATGACACTAAAATAGCGTACAAAAGATTTGTAACTGCTATAAAAGAAATAATACAAAAAGTAAAACCGTATAAAATAGCACGTGTAGTTTTTCCTATAGGTAATGACTTTTATAACGCAGATACACTAAACAACACCACTACAGCAGGAACGTTACAAGACGAAGACGTACGATGGCAAAAGACGTTTAGAGCAGGACGTAAAATGTTAATTGAAGGAATAGACTTATTATCAAAAATAGCACCTGTAGATGTAATTATAGTACAAGGGAATCACGATTGGCAAAGAAGTTTTTACGTAGGAGACGCTTTAGAGTGTTGGTATCATAATAACGAATACGTAAATGTAAATAATAACGCTAGTCCTCGTAAATACTATCAGTATGGAAAATGTTTAATAGGATATACGCACGGACATAATGAAAAAGTAGCAGACCTACCGTTAATAATGGCTAGTGAACAAAAGCAAAAATGGAATGACACTTTTTACAGGGAGTGGCATTTAGGTCATTTGCACCATAAAAGAGAAATAAAATATACATCTACACAGGAGTATAAAGGTGCTACTATAAGGTATATGCGTAGTTTATCAGGTTCAGATGCGTGGCATTTTCAAAAAGGATATATCAGTATGCAAGGTTGTGAATGTTTCATTTGGAACAAAAAAGAAGGACTTTACGCACAATTTTTTATAAATATCAAATAAATTTTACTGCATAACTTATTGATAATCAAAGTTATATAAATAAATATCAAAAAAACTTTAAATTTTTTTAAATAAAATGTTATTTATTCAAATTTTTTCTTATCTTTACAGTATAGAAATTAATTAAAAACAACTAAAAAAATCAACTAAAATGAACAACTTTAATAAAAATTTAGGACAAGCAATAACTTCAAGACAGTTAAATAGCTTATCAAAAGAAGCATTTGAAAAATTAGCAAATAAAACTTTTATAACTTTTTTTCACGACTCAGGGTGGGAGCAAACTTGGTTTCCTGTATTACTGAATGACCGTCAAATAAGATTTTGTAGCGATTTGTCAATGGAGATATGTAGAGAAAAATTTGGACATACTACTTTTGGAATAGCAGACGGTGTATGTGCAAGTAGAGAATCAGCACTAAGAGATAATTTATAAAATTATGAGTGAAAATAAAATTATAATAAAAGAGTGTATAGATATGTTAGAAAAAACACATACTGCAATAAATCACTTAAATAGTGGAATAAAAGAAAATAACGAAAACGTAATAAAATATTGTAGTAAAATAGATGACGTAATAGAATATTTAAAACAACTAAAAATAAAAAAATGAAAGAAAAATTAAAAGTTTGGATAGAAGAACAAACAGAAATGTATAACGATGAAATACAAGACATATTAGAAGAAGGTATATGTTGCTCAGAAAATAACAAAGAATATAATTTTGTTATGGGTAAACTACAACTGCTTTTAGAATTGAAAAAATATTTAAATTATGAATTAACTAAAAACAATTAAAATGGCAAGACAAATTAAAATTACAAAATACAAAGATAACACGCATTATAGCGTATATGTAATAGATAGCTATGGAACTGAACACCATATTGGCTACGAACAAGAAATGCACAATAAAGTATTAGCTAAGATAGAACAGAAGGCTTGTGACATTTGGGCAAACGAAGTAGAACCAAAAATAGACCCTATGCAAGAAGCAATAGCTAGTATGATTGAACACGAACGTAAAAACGGTATAAGATATACTGATAATATGGGCAACCATCGTGACGGATTAGATTAAAAAAATTGATAATAAATAAAAATTTTTTATTATCTTTGCAAACTATTTTATAAACTAAAAACTAAATTATGGGAATTACAGCTAAAGGTGTTAGTACAGCACCTAAAGAAATTGTACCTGCAGGGACACACCTTGCAAGATGTTACTCAATGATACACGTAGGAACAGTAAAATGGGAGTATCTAGGAGAAGTAAAGCATACTGATAAAGTAAGAATAACTTTTGAATTGCCTAACGAAAAACGAGTATTTAATGAAGAAGCAGGAGAAATGCCAATGGTAATTTCACAAGAATATTCACTAACATTGCACGAAAAATCTAACTTGCGAAAAGACCTAGAAACGTGGAGAGGTAAAGCGTTTTCTGAGCAAGAAATACAAGGATTTGATATATGTAATTTATTAGGTGCTTCTTGTTACTTGTCAATTGTGCATTCCGATACTAAAACAGGAACTACGTTTGCTAAAATTGGGGGTATATCAAAACTACCTAAAGGAGTAGAATGTCCTGAGCAAATTAATCCAACATTCGTATTTAATTATGAAGACAAGTTTAATCAAGATTGGGTAGATAATATTGCACCTCAATTTATAAGCGATATGATAAAAGCAACACCTCAGTACCAAGATAAAATTAAAAATGATAACATAACTAGAACGCAAGAAGGTCAAGATAAAAATGATGACCTACCGTTTTAAAAAATAAGTATTATGATATTAGAAAAATTACTAAAAGTTAACGGACTTAACAAAGGACAAATAAGTAAATTGTTTAACACATCACAACCGACTACATTGTTGTTATTGCAACAACCTGAACGATTAAGAATTAGTCAAGTAGTAAGTATAGCAGAAGCGTGTCAAGAAGACCCACGTGACGTAATAGATTTAATACTTGGTGATAAAAAACTCGTAGTAGACAAAACTGATGGAGTTATTATTGCCAACTAAGAGCAAATCTGAAAAAGTAAAATTACTAGCATTATTTGGTGGGACTGTAGGAGACGTAGATGATACGTTGAACATAAGGATTACTTTGCCTAAAAATGTCGTTGATAAAATTGTGAATAAAGAAGTAACTTTTGCACAATGGTTAGACAAACCGATATTTTGATTAATTTAACTGTATGAAAAAAGACCAAGCGAAACCAACTTATTATGCAGTAATTAACGCTAAAGTAAGATACGATAACAGACTAACTGCAAATGCTAAATTATTATATGGCGAAATTACTTGTTTGACTTATAAAGAAGGATATTGCTTTGCACAAAATAAATACTTTGCTAAATTATATAACGTTAGCAAAACGTCAATATCTAAATGGATTAGTCAACTCGTAAAATATGGCTACATTACAGTAACCCTTGAATATGAACAAGATAGCAAAGAAATTAAGGAGAGAAAAATATGTATCATACCTGTTGAAGAAAAATTCAATACCCCTAGTCAACAAAAATTAAAGACCCCTATTGAAAAAAATAGTAAGGATAATAAGACTAGAAATAATAATATTAATATTTATAAAGAATTTAGCTTTTGTGATGAACGTTTTATTGAATTGTGGGAAAGCGAATACATACCATTAAAAAAACGTAAACGTGCGTCACTAACAGAACGTGCGATTCGTAATAATCTAAATACGTTAAAAAAACTTAGTCAAAATGATAACGATATTGCTTATGCAATTTTAGAACAAACTTTGGATAATGGGTGGACTAGCTTTTATGCTTTAAAGAATCAAGACAAAACAGGTAGATATATAAAAAAAGAAATCAATAATTTTAAATTTTAAAAATGGACTTTAGCAAACATATAGACGAACGTATATTCGTAAGAAAACTAAAAAAATATTCACTAGGCAGTAAACATCTAATAAAATTTGAAGAAGTATTTAAATTAGTAGACGAAACTGCAAGACCTTATAAACATTTGCCTGAATATGATGAAGTAATTGAGTGGATGAGCAACACACGTGGCAAAGGATTATTATTAGCAGGGAGCAATGGACGTGGCAAATCTGTAATTGTAAACTCACTTTTACCTTTGTATTTTAAAACTGTATATGGAAAAATATTGCGTCCAATACCTGCAAGGCAATTAGTAAAACATTTAGATAATCTACCTAAATTTGCTATTGTAATAGATGAAGTAGGACAAGAAGAAATAGTAAACGAATACGGAACAAGAATTGACGCAGTAGAAATTGCTATAAGCGAAGCAGAGGATAAAAACAGATTGTTAATAATGACAACAAACTTAAATAGTCAGCAGATATTAGAACGTTATGGAAACAGAATTTTAGATAGAATCCGTAGACTTTGTACTGTTGTAAACTTTCAAGGAAAATCAATGCGAAAATGAAATTTGTAATAAAAACAGAAGACGATAAAATTAAGTTGTATAATTATCTTAAACAATTAAGTAACAAAGATTACGTTGTAGAAATTAAAGAAAACAAAAACACTAGAAGTTTGAATCAAAACGCATATTATTGGAGATGTATTGTGCAAGTAATGGCAGACGAGTTAGGATATTTTCCTGATGAAATGCACGAAATTTTGAAAGCTAAATTTTTAAGTGAATATCAAATATTAGAACATCAAGAACGCAAAGCAGGAGTATTATATGTAAAATCAACTACAAGACTAAATACAAAAGAATTTGAATTGTATGTAGAAAAAATTAGGATTTGGTCAAGTACAGAATTAAATATAACCTTGATGTTGCCAAATGAGTATTAGACGTACACGTAAAAATCAACCTGAATATGAATTACAACGTGCAGTTGTATCGTATATAAAAGTAAAATACCCTAACATATTAATTAATGGGTCAGCAGGTGGAGTACGTACAAGTATGAGCCAAGCAATAAAATTAAAAGCAACAGGAAGTAGTAAAGGTTTTCCTGACTTATTTATATATCAGCCAAGAAAAGTAGATGGAGAAGCATATTGTGGTTGTGCGTTAGAATTGAAAGTAAAAGGCAATTACGCTACAAAAGAACAAAAGGAATGGATTGCAAAATTGCAAAAAAATGGATATTACGCAGAAGTAGTAACCGATTACGCAGAAGTAATTAATCGTATCAATTGGTACTTAGGTGATGAAAAAAAAGTAGAAAAAAAGCGAAAAAACTCCAAACATACTAAAAAAAAATAGCAAAAACAAGTAAAAATTTAAGTAAATAGTAACTTTTTT